CTCGTCAAGTAACTAAAATTTCTGGTCGTGTTCTTACTATGGACAACGGTTCAAGAATTAACTGGGACTTCACAGGTACTGGTGATACAGTAGCAGTTGAAGAAGCAGGTACAGGCATTGGCGCAGGTGTTGACGCAACTCTTGGTACATCAGATGACGTACTAACAGGTGCTGACGATACTGAAGGTGATGGCTAATAGATAGTACTATGGTGGGGGAGAAATCCCCCACTAACTTTAGGATTTAGTTAATGAAACAATTTGTAACAACAGGCGATTATACAATAAAAGTACAAGAAGGCGGTACAGTAACTATTGATACTGGAAACTTGATTGGACAATTATACCTAACAGGTGATCTTGTTGTCAATGGTAATACTACAACTGTTTCATCAGCAAACTTGGAAGTTAACGATAATATTATTGTTATTAACAATGGCGAAACTGGTGTTGGTGTAACACTTGGACAAGCAGGTATTAGAATTGACAGAGGTAGTTTGCCTGATACACAGATTTTGTTTGACGAAACAATTAACTGGAATGATCCTGTTTCACAAACTATTAGAACAGGTGCATTTACATTAATTGACGAAAACGGTGGTAACATTGGATTACAAGTAAGAAGTATTACAACCGGTGGTGGTGATTTATTTTTAATTAATAGTGGTACTGGTGTTATTAGTGTTAGTGGAACTAACAACTACGAAGATCAAATTACAGACGACGACGATATTCCTAATAAAAAATATGTTGACAACGTTATTGCACAACAGGTTGCCGCGGCAAACTTTACAAGACTAAGAACAGGTACTGCAAGTTTAACAGAAGTTGAAGTGTTTGACAGTGAAACAACTGGACACCCAAGTAACTTTGCTGTTACTGTTGACAGTATTACTACAGCAAACTTCTATAATGATAGAACAGAAATGCATGATTTTAGATTTGTAAATTCTACTATTGAAACTACTAATAGTGGAGCAGATTTAACTTTAAGTGCGCCTGGCACAGGTTCTGTTGTAATTGATGACCAACTACATATTTTAGCAACACCTAGTGTTGATGATAATACTCTTGATCCGGCGGCTCCAACAGATGGTGTTAAAATTTATACTAAAACTCAAGACATTGGAAAAACTGGTATCTATTATGTAAATAGTAATAGTACAAGAGATGAGTTAATAAGCAAAAACAGATCATTACTTTTAAGTATGATATTTTAAGGATGTAAAATGGCAATAGCACAAGCGGCAATTGGAAACACAGATACAACGGTACTAACTGTACCGCCTCAAACTCAGTATGCTATTACAACAGTTATGGTGTGTAATCATGCAGGTTATGATGCGGCAGGAACAAACGATTCGTCATTTGATTTGCATTTTGTAAAGAATACAGAACCAAAATCAAATACAAACATGGTTGTTAAAGAAATGCCTGTTCCAGGTGGAGAGACATTTACTTTTGATTCTGAAAAAATTATTTTAGAATCAGGCGATAGTGTAGTATTACTATCACAAGCACCATTGAATCTAAGTGTTACAGTAAGTTATTTGGAAGTTTAATTATGCGTTTTCTAAGAGCACAATCAACAAATGCAAGAGGAATCTATGGTAATAAAGATATCCGTAGAGACATTAACGGCAAGATTGTCTTAGACAGTGATAATTCTGTTGTGGTTCCAATAGGAACAACTGCACAACGTCCTTCAAGTCCTGAAAACGGAATGATTAGATATAACTCAGATGAAAATGTATTTGAAGATTATGAAAATGGTAGTTGGGCGCCTATTAGACGTTTTGAACCAGCAACTATTGTACAACAAAATTTAGGTAACGGCAATGATGTTGAAACTAAATTTGGTCCGTTAAACAACGGCGATACTTATAACCCTGCTCCAGCATCAGCGGCAAATATTATTGTTACTATTGAAAACGTTTTTCAACTAGCAACTACAAACTATGTACTTGAACAAAACCCAAGCGGTTATGCCGCAGGTTGGTATGTAGTATTTGGTACTCCTGTTCCAACAGGTAAACCAGTAACAGTCCTACATAATTTCGACAAGTAATTCCAATAAATACTGTTAGAGGGAACATAACAGTATGTCACAAATAGCAAGAATATCAGGTCCATTATTAGCATCGAACTTAGTTCGAACACAGTCTGACCTAGCGTTTGAAACTGATCTACTTCATATTGGATCGAGTAATACACGAATAGGTGTCCTTACAAATTCTCCAACAGACCTTGTACAAGTACTAGGACAGTCTTGGTACGGCGATGGTTATTTTACTAGAAAGACTTCGGGAAATATTGAAGTTAGTACAACTGGCGTAAGAGCAACAGTTGGAGATATTAATTTAAATTCTGCTAATTTAGTTAGAGCAGAACAGTTACATACTGACAATTTAGTTTTTAATAATAACGATATTACAAGTTTATCAAACAGTGACATAAACTTTCAACCTCATGGAACAGGTATTACACACTTTAGAAAAAATGTAAACCATATTGGAGATATTGATGTTACTGGTAATGTTACTATTCCAGGTAACTTATCTGTTGGCGGTAACTTTGTATTTGGTGATGAAGAAACAGATACAATTAATTTTAGTTTAGTAGATTTTTCACAAGACATAGTTCCTAATAGAACTGAGGATAATCTTAATTTAGGTAGCCCTACAAAAGTTTGGAATAACGTTACAGCCGCAAAAGCAAAATTTGGCGACATTGAAATTGATAATGATTACATAACTACAACAAGTTCGGGTAATAACTTAATTTTAAGAGCAAGTGGTACGGGTGCTATTGTCATTGATGATATGAGAATTAGCGGTAGTACATTAACTACAACAAACTCAACAACATTTAATTTAGATCCGGGTGCTAACATTGGGATTAGCGGAGTTGGAGCACTAAATGTTCCGCACGGTACTGAAGCAGAACGTCCTAACTTGTTTAGAGATGTTCGTTATAATACAACTACAAATTTCTTTGAATTATTTTCAAGTGCATATACTCCGTTAAGGGGTATTTGGAGTGAAGATAGACAGACTTATGTACTAGCAAATGCTGGAAACTATTTCGATTTTACAACAAATGGTGTTACAAATCATACATTGACAGATTTAGGAATTGTGTCAACTAGATTAGTTTCTCAGGATAATCTAACATTTGATAACGGAACTATTAGTAGCCAAGTAACTAATTCAGATATTAATCTAGTACCAAGTTCAGGTACAGTTAGAATGTATGATTTAGATTTTAATGGTGCTACTATTACTAACACAAGTCTAACGAATGATTTTGTGTTTACTAGAACAAATAATGTACCTACGCAATACGGTCGTGTTGAATTTGCAGATACTGGCGGATTTGTAATTCCTTCGGGGTCATTAGCGGCAAGACCGGGTGGTGCAACACTACAAGAAGGTACTACACGTTTTAACGTTACCCTAGGATATCTTGAAACTTATGCTGATGGTAATTGGAATAACGTTTCGGGTGCAGGTGATACAGTTAATGAAGACTACATGGAAGAATTAGGCTTTATCTATACCTTAGCACTAGGTTAATATCCATTTTCGATAAATACTATTAACATACTACAAGACCGATTAAGGGAGAGAGACCCTTAGTTGTAGTATGGGACATACTGTGGTTAGCCAGCAAAGAGCCGAGCAATAATGTAAGGATGAAAATTAGGCTAGAGGGACAGGATCCCCGTATTGAGGAGCAATAAAGTGGCTGTAGGTCGTATTTCGGGTCCGCTTTTAAAGCAAAATCTTCTTCGTAATGGAGTTGATTTAGCATTTGAAACGGATTTACTTTACTTAGATGTTAATAACCGCAAGATCGGCGTCAATACCGCTAGTCCACAATACGATTTAGATATTAACGGAACACTAAGATCAATTGATTCAGTAACTTCAGGTACTGCTTATGTCGGCGATGTACGTATAAGTGGTAATACTGTTGAAACAACTGGAAACACATTACAACTACAAACAGTAGGATCAGACAAAGTTACTTCATTAAAAACTTTTGAAGTAGACGATTTAAGATTTCAAACAAACGTAATTTCTACAACAGTATCAAATGCTGATATTGATATTTTTCCAGACGGAACTGGAGAAGTTAACATTACAGGTCATACTAATATTACAGGTAATTTAGATGTTACAGGAAATATTAATGCTAGTGGTGATGTAACAGTTGCAGGTAACGTTGTAATAGGCGATGAAGCAACAGATACTATTAGCATTAATGCAGGTATTACTTCAGATTTATTACCAGATCAAACTGCAACATACAACTTAGGTACACCAGCAAAAACATGGAATAGTATTCATGCTGGAAGTGCTTACATTGATGACATTCAAATCGATACTGGTGTAATTCAAAACACAGTTTCAAATGCAGATTTAGAATTACGTTACGCAGGTAATGGATCTGTTATTATTGACGATTTTATTTTTAAAGGTAGCAGAATTAGTTCTGCTAATGATATTACTATTGCACCTGCAAGTGGTGTAATGGATATTGACGCTACTGGATCTATTAGAATTCCGTCAGGCACAACAGCACAAAGACCAGCAATTCCAGCAGTTGGTATGATTCGTTATAACACAGATACAAATAAGTTTGAAGGTTATGACGGTAACTGGATTGTACTAACAGGAGTATATGACCTAGATGCTGACACATATATTACAGCAGAATTAACACCAGGTGCAAATGATGATACTATTAGATTTTATGCAGGTGGTTCACTAATTGCTACAGTTACACAACAAGAATTTAATGTTGCTAGATTACAAGTTGACAGTATAAGACTTGACGGTAACACTATCAGTACAACAACTGCTAATACAGACTTAATTTTATCACCAAACGGTACAGGCGGTGTACAAATTGGTGATGTTAATATTAGTGGAAGTACTATAAATAATACTGTAGCCGGCGGTGCTTTAACGTTTTCTAGCCCAAATGGAGGCTATTTTAAGTTTGACGGTACTGAAGGGTTTGTTGTTCCGGTAGGTACTGGTGCTCAAAGACACCCTTCACCAGTTATTGGTATGATGCGTTGGAATACAACAGACGGAAGATTAGAAATTTATGATGGTACACAATGGGATTCAGTTGCAGGTAGTTCAGGTGCTGTTTCACAAACAGATGCACAGAACATTGCATTGGAGTTAGTACTAAGTTTAGGATAAGATATGGCAACATTTTTTAGAAACAAAGTAGAAAAAAGCGTAGGAACACAACCAATTTCAATACTAACTGTGCCACCGGCATCGAAAGTTACAGCAATTGGTATGTCAGTTGCTAATCTACTAGACGGTAATACTAGAGTTAGTATTCAAATTAAAGACGATACAAGTGTATTAGGATATTATATCAAAGATGTTATGATTGCACCTAATGCGGCCTTAAGGGCAATTAATGGTGGTGAGAAATTAGTCTTACCAGGAAATAATGAAGTAGTAGTTACAGCAGATCAAGATGATGCTGTTGACGTAATTCTTAGTTACGTGGAGATTGTATAATGGTACAATATGTAGGATCAGCACCGTTAGAAGGACAAACTAGCGATAGATATTTTTATGCATTGCGTAGGGACGATGACGGACAACTTTTTATTGCAAAGGTTGATATTGCTTCTCCTACAGACGAGTTGCAAGTTAATAGACCAGGTGGTCCAGATGGTAACTTTGCAGAATGGCAAACTGGTGAAGACTTCTTTGAGGGAAGAAACCCTAATCACGAACTAGTTTTTGATAACTTAAACTATGAACAAATGCGTTGGGATGAAAAGAACATTTATTATTATGTAAATGATTCTGGAGAATTGGTGTTACGTATTAACACTAAATATGATTATGATGATACAATTTCAGCAGATCACTTACCATTTGGTTCAAATGCAACAGGATATAGTGGATAATGGCTGAATTTAACCTAGCAAGAATTAGATATACATGGAAAAATATATGGTTGCAAGGTGCGACATATATTAAAGATGATATTATTAGACATGGTGGTAACACTTATGTTTGTATGGTTGGTCACACATCAAGTCAAACAAGTTTTGATCTTGATCTAAGTGCTGATCCACCTAAATGGTTAAAAATGGCAGATGGTTACCAATGGAAAGGTAACTGGGTTGTTGACACACTTTATAAAGAAAACGATCTATTTAAATATGATGGTATTGTATATAGAGTAACACAAGAACATAGATCAAACGAAGACGCCGCAATTGGTATTACCGAAGATGAAGATAAACTTATTGGATTCGCCGCTACTACTAATTGGAGAAGAGACTGGACTCCGTTAACAAGATATAGAAAAAATGATGTTATCTTATATGGTGGTTATGCTTACAACTGTATTCAGGAACACACATCATCATCAGTAGTTTCTGGTCTTGAAGTAGACGCAGATAAATGGCAAATTATTTTCAGAGGCGACAATTTTAGAATTGAATGGCGCCCTTCAACTAGATACAGATATAATGATGTAGTACGTTATGGTGCTATCATTTACAGATGTATCGCAGGACACACTTCAGATTCAAACCCACTAAACGGGCTTGAACAAGACTTAGCACATTGGGAAATTGTAATTTCTGGTGTACGTTATTTAGGCGGTTGGCAAGATGCTGGCGACTCAGTAGGTGTACATTACAGAGTAGGCGACCTTGTCAAGTGGGGTCCTACTATTTGGCGTTGTACAGAACATCATACATCAACAGGTAACTTCCAAGAAGATTTCTTTGATATTTGGATGCCTGGCATGGGTTTTGAAAACGAATGGTCGGCTACAACATATTATCAACCAGGTGACGTAGTTAACTACGGTGGATATACATATACATCAATGACTAATAACGTTGGTAGTGCGCCAAGTGTAACAGGTGTATTCTACGAAGGCGAAAGTTTACAAGGTCAATACGATTGGGAATTATTAATTACCGGTTATAAAATGACAGGCGAATGGGAAGCCGGCATTGAATATAAAACTGGTAGTGTTGTAAGAAATAAAGGTTTTGTTTATATTGCTGTACAAGATAGCCAAGGTGTTCAACCAGATGCACTAGATCCTGAATGGAGAGGATATTACGATCCGGGTTCAACAAGATCTGCAGAAGGGTCTGTTTCAATGTACTGGCAGTTAGTATTAACTGGTCCTTACTACAGAGGCGAATGGTATTCAGATCAAGATTATGTATTAGGTGACATTGTTGTTCAAGCGGGAACAACTTGGAAATGTGTACAAGCACACGAAGGTGACGATTCAACACTAGTTGAACCAGCATTAGATAACGGAAGTTATTGGGAGAAAATGCTTCAAGGTTCGCCTGGTAACGTAATGCAACACAGAGGTGACCTAAGAGGTCACGATGGAACCGACCATGCTAGAATTACTATTGGTGATCCAGGAGATGCATTAAAACAAGTTAACGATCAAGCAACTTGGGAACCATTTGGACAAACACCAAAGGTTTATTATGTTGCTACATCAGGTAGAGATGCTAGTGGATTTGGATTAAGTTCAACATCACCATTTAGATCAGTTAAGTATGCAACACAATATATCTTAGCAGACGAAGCCGCAAGAGCGCCAGCAACAATTTTTGTTGCAACAGGAATTTATGAAGAAATTCTTCCAATTAAAGTTCCGGCAAATGTTGCTATTGTTGGCGATGAACTAAGAAGTACTACAATTAAACCAGCATTAAACAACGAAGAAAGAGATATGTTTCAAGTGCGTAACGGTTGTGGTATTAGAAATATGACCCTACAAGGATTACGTGGATCATTAGGTGAGCCTAATGTGTATGGTGCTCAAGTTCCAACAGCAGGTGCATTCGTAGCACTTGATCCGGGAACAGGCCCAGACGATACAAGTGTTTGGGTTACAAATAAATCAACATACGTACAAAACGTAACAACAATCGGTCATGGATGTGTAGGTCTTAAAGTTGATGGAGAATTACATGACGGTGGTAATAAATCTATTGTTGCAAACGACTTTACACAAGTAATTTCAGAAGGCATTGGAGCCTGGGCAAACAAAGACGGCAGAATGGAACTTGTTTCCGTGTTCACTTATTACTGCCATATTGGTTACTATTGTACAGCAGGTGGTAAAATTCGTGCTACAGTTGGTAATAACTCTTATGGTAAGTTTGGTTCTTTTGCTGAAGGTGAACTAGCAAGTGAAAGTCCTATTACTGCTACAGTAAACAACAGATACTATGATGCCGAAGCACCAACAGTATACAGTAACGCAAATAAAATTTTTGCAATTGGTTATACACACGCCGGCGGCCATTATACAGATGTTACATTTAATATTACAGGTTCAGGTAGCGGAGTTAGTGTAGATAATAACTTTGCTGAATTAAGAAACGGATCGATAAGTGAAATTAGATTACTTGATCCAGGTGATTCATCACCAACAGGTGGTAGAGGACATATTACAGGTATCAGAAACTCGGCACAAGGCGGAGACAATATTTCAATTACTATTGCACAATCAGATAACAATGGTCCTGATTACTATGTTGGTAGAGCAGTACTAGCAGTTAGCAACATTTCGGGAGCAGATCCAAATAGAGTAGATGATCCAGAATTGTTCCCACAAACGTATACTAATGTATCAGGTACATCTAATAATATTTTTGCTAGTGTAGGTACGTTTAATATTACAGTTGACGAAACTGGAAACATTACAGCAATAGTACCAATTAATGGCGGACACAGTCATAGGGTTGGTGATCAAATTACAATTTCAGATGCTGATTTAGGCGACCACGGTGGCGCTGATGTTTCGTTTACAGTTTCTGAAATTTCACCAGGTATGAGAATTATTATTGAAGAAGGTGAAGGTGTTGGTCAATATGGAATTATTGATGAATACTTTGTTACAACAAAGAAAATTAATGTTCTAAGAGAAAGTGATGGTAAACGTGGTTGGGATCATATTGTTCCGGGTTGGGATATTTCAACACAATTAGACGGTTCAACAACATACAGAATTGAATCACGTATTGAACTTGACGAACCTTACTACGAAGAATATAGTTATAACACTGGCAATTCACAAAGTTATCAAACACTTGGATTAACATCTGGTGAAACAAATGCTATATTTCCTTCAGCAGGAACAGACGTAGCATTGTATTCAAATGCGGCAGGCGATCAATGGACTCCTGCAACAGTTGATTCAGGATTTGTAAGACCAAATTGTGGTGTTCAATGTAAAGGATTTTTAAAATATTTCATTACAGTTGGTAACGGTAACAGAGCCAACCTTTCAACAGCGTTAACTGCTTGGGGTTCTGATCCATATCCAATTAACCAACACAACTATGTTGATATTAAAGAAGGTCCGTTTGGTGCGGCATCTCACACAGTTATTGCTATTGCAGATGATTCAGACGAAATTGCAATTTCAAACACTAACGGAACAACTTGGTCATATGTAAACGTTGGCGGCCCTGGTTCAGGATTTAAACACATTGCATATGGTAACGGTAAATGGATTATTGTTAGCGGTTCGGGTGCGGCATGGGAAAGTACAGATGATGGACAATCATGGACTGGTACAACAGCAGTTTGTCCTAATACATATAACGTAACAGGTTTCCGTTTTGGTAACGGAAGATTTGTAGCGGCTTGCCAACCAAATGGTACAGCAACATTCCCATTTGATCCATCAACAACAATGTTAAGTGATAACAGTTCATCAACTACAGCAGTATTTGGTTTAAGTTCAACTTACTTTATAAGTTTCACAGATTTTGCAGAAGGTCCAGGAAATGCTACTTGGAGAGAAGTAGATGGTTCTGCTAATATTAACACTAACGAATGGGGATTAGATTACTCCGACGGGTTGTTTATGTCAATTGATACAGCAGGTAATCTTTTATACAGCGACGGCGGCGATGTTTGGAAATCAAAAGGTCCTTTAACAATTCCTTCAGGCGGAACAGCATACGTACCAAAAGTTTGTGGAACAACTACAACATTTGGTCCACGCTTCTTTATGTTTAATACAACATCACAACAAAATGTAACAGCAATCGACTACGGTGCAAAAGCATTAATGAGAGCATATCCGGTTAACACTGGTAGAATTGAATCATTTACAATAACTGAACCAGGAAGTGGTTATAGAACACAAACACCTCCGTCGGTACATATACATGATACACAAAAAACACAAGACGTTACGTATCAAGTTAGACTAAACAATAGAGTATTAGGACAGCCTACGTTTAAAAACAGAGGATCGTTATATACTAAATTTAATGCTGTAACTATTACAGGTGACGGTTATGCAGACAAGTTCCAACTAGGTGGGGATATTGTTGTTAGTGATCTAACACTAGTTCCGAGCCCAGGCGATAACTTGCGTTTCTCAAGTATTACTGACGTAATTTATAAAGTTGGTACAGCAACAGTACTTGAAGGATCTGTTCCTAATGCAACTGTTAAGATTTCACTAGCACCAAATATGGGTGTTCAAGAATCACCACAACACGGTGAAGCAGTTACAATTAGACAGAACTACAGTCAGGTACGTTTAACATTCCACGATTTCCTAGACATTGGTACAGGCGGATTTGACGATACTAACTATCCATTACTTTATACTGATGGTTATAGTTCAATTAACCCACCAGAACAGATGTGGGAAACACAAGAATATAACGGTGGTAGAGTATTCTACTCAAGTACAGACCAAGACGGTAACTTTAGGGTTGGTGAATTGTTTAAAGTTGAACAGTCAACAGGTATTGTTACAATTAACGCATCACAGTTTGACTTACAAGGTCTAGATGAATTAAGATTGGGTGCATTTATACTTGGTGGTACAAACGCTGTTATTAGAGAATTTTCTAAAGATGGTACATTTACTGCAAACAGTAATGCTATTGTACCAACACAGAAAGCAATCGCTACATATATTCAATCAAGAATTAGTGGTGGTGGTGCAAACGTAGCGGCAAACGCTGTTACTGCTGGTACTGTTAAGTTAAGTAACTTAAATCAAATATCAAACACAGGTGATTTAGCAATTAATATTCCAGTTCCAATGCATATGACTAAGATTCCATCAGGAATGATGATGGCAATGTCCTATTTTAACGTTAATGCAAGTACAATGGGACTTATGGAAACAGACGCTATTGAAGGCGACGGATCATACTATGACGTTGGTGAAAATGGCTGGGATCCAGGAACTGGAGTGTAATGATAAATACTAAAATAAAGCATTTAGGAAGAAAAAATGGCAGAGTTTAAACTAGGTAGAATTAGATTTGTATGGAAAGGTGCGTGGGCATCTAACATCGTATACTTTAAAGACGACATTGTAAGACACGGCGGTAGAGTTTACTTCTGTGCTAATGGACATACGTCATCTGCAGACTTTGCTACAGACGAATCAACAAAATGGAACTTGTTTACTGATGGTATTCAGTGGCAAGGTGCTTGGACTTCCGGAAACTATTACAAACAAAATGACCTAGTTAAGTACGGCGGATACTTATATGTTTGTAACACAGCACACACTTCAGAAGCAGACGATGCACAAGGTGCAGGTATTGCAGGTATACTAGAAACAGATCAAGCAAAATGGGATTTATTTTCTGAAGGATTTGCATGGAAAAACAACTGGACAATTTCAACAGTTTACAAAGTTAACGACATTGTTAAGTACGGCGGCAATTTATATATTTGTAATGCGGCACATACTTCTTCATTAACAAACAATACTGACAGCGATGGATTAGAAGCAGACCAATCCAAGTGGGATATTTTCTCAAGAGGCATGGACTGGAAAACAGACTGGTCAGCAGACACACGATACAAAGTAGGCGATGTTGTTAAGTATGGTGGTCAACTTTATATTTGTAATGAAGGACACAATTCAGCAACAACAGATGCATTAGGTCTTGAAGCAGATCAATCTAAATGGGATTATGTACACAAAGGTATTGAATACCTTTCAGTTCATGCAACAGCAACACGTTATAAAGTTAATGACGTTGTTAAGTATGGCGGCGGACTTTGGATTTGTACAAACGAACATACATCAGGTGCTACTAATTTAAATGACGATATCACATTAACACAGGCTATCGAAAGTATTGATGAGATTAGTGCGGCAGATACAGATAGAACTGCTGGAACATATAGAGATATTGCAGGTACTTCAGCAGGTAGTGGTACAGGACAAAGATTTAATATTTCAATTGACGACCAAGGTGCGGCAACTGTAACTGTTGTTAAAGGTGGTTCAGGTCATGCAGTTGATGATACAATTACAGTACAAGCAAGTGAAATTGGCGGAACTGGTTTAGCACTTACATTTGATGTTGCTACAATTGGTAACGTAACACAATGGCAAGAATTTTTACCAGGATTAGAATTTGAAGATTCGTGGAATTCTTCAACACAATATCAAATTGGTGACTTTGTAACATACGGTGGTTATTCATATGTTGCAAACAATAATAACACTAACGTTGTTCCATTTGGTAATCCAGGGACATGGGATTTATTTACAACAGGATTTAGTTTACAAGGTGACTATAACAATGCAACAGCATATAAAGTTGGTGATGTTGTTAGAGTTGGTGGTTACACTTATCTATGTATAGCAAACTCTACAGGCAACAGACCACCTGATGTAAGTTACTGGGATAGATTAAATCAAGGTATTGAATGGAAAGAATCTTGGACAGATGCAACTTATTATGATTTAGGCGATGCTGTTAGAGGAATCAATAACAATAATACTTATATTTGTGTACAAGCACATACATCAGACGAAGTTGCTGTACAAAACAGACCAGATCAAGATACAAACGGTGACTATTGGAATTTACTAAGTGGTGGTGTTGAGTCAGGTAACTTAACTACTATTGGTGATTTAGTTTACTACGGTGGTTCAGGTCCTACTAGACTTCCAATTGGTAAAGCAGGTCAAGTATTAAAAGTAAACGCGGCAGGTAATGCTCCGGAATGGGCATACTTTGGTCAATTAGATCAAATTTATTATGTTGGTCCAGGTGGAACAGATAACGAAGCACCAGCAAACGGTGTTACAGTTGACAAGCCGTGGGGCTCTGTAAGATGGGCGTGTGATCAAATTAGACAAGGTCCACGTAACCCAAATGCGGCTTCACTACTTTTAAGAAACAGAGCATTTATTCAAGAACAAATTGTTGAATTTGTTGACTACAATATTACAAATAACGTAGATCCGTTTACAAGTTCATTTACATACAACAAAGCAAAATGTCGTAGAGACATGGGTCTTTTAGTTGACGCTATTGTTTGGGATTTAAAACACGGCGGAAACATTAGATCAAGAGAAGCGGCAAGCAAGTATATTAATGGTGCAGTAAACTATGTTGCTAACCAAGAAGACGAAACCAAAGCGGCAATTGATCATGGTGTTGCAATTATGGAAAACATTCTTGCTTCATTGGATCCAGTTACAAACTATGCAACACTTAATAGTGTAGCATCACCGGTTACACAGTTTAAAGATGTATCACTAGAAGCAGAAGCAGATGTTCATGCTAATATTACATCACTAGCAAGTATTGTTACAGTTACAATCACTGACGGTAACCTAACTAACCTACCAACAGCAAACAAACCAAATGTTACATTGTTTGTTAAAACTGGTCAATACAACGAAATGCTACCTATTCCGGTTCCAGCAGATGTTGCTATTGTTGGTGACGAACTACGTTCAACAGAAATTACTGCGGCGGGTTCAGGATACACAAGTGTAACTGATGCAGAATTAACAATTACTGCACTAGGAAGAATTAAAGCAATTATTTCAGACATCATTAATAACAATAGTGTTACTAAAACACCAGCAGGTGCACACTTAACTGTTGACAGTTTTGGAGCGGCAGACGCTTTGAGATCTGCAGGTACGTACAACGGTGTAAGCGGATCAACAAGTGGTACTGGTACAGTTGGTACATTTAACATTACAGTTGACGGAAATGGATCTGTAACTAATGTTGATGTTGTTACTGGTGGTTCAGGACATCTTGTAAATGATATTATTACAATTCAAGATTCAGATCTAGGTGGCGGCGGTGCCCCTAACTTTACAATGGATGTTGCGTCTATTGCACCAGGTAATACAAATACACAAAATACATACGAGCCAGCAGGTGATGCCGCGGCGGTAACTACAGCACAAAATCTAATTCAAAATATTATTGACAAGATTGATTTTGAAGTCAATGGTAATGGTAGCGATGTAGTTGTAAGCGGACAAGTTGGTCGCAGACAAGATGACGGCCACACAGATGCACGTGGTAGACTTTTACTTAACTTAGACTTTATTGTTGACGAAGCAGTAGAATACATTAAAGCAAATAATACAGGCGATTACGATCTTACTGATGATGCAAAATGTAAAAGAGACATGAAACAGTATATTCTTGCTGTCCTTTGGGATATGGAAGAATACGGTAACTACAGATCAGTACTAAATGGCCGTTGGTTCTCAAATGCTGTTAACGGTTCGACAACAGAAGATATGTTCTATTTAGAAAACGGTACAGGATTAAGAAACTGTACACTAAAAGGACTATCAGGTACACTAGGTTCTGCAAACAGTTATGGAACAAAACGTCCAACAGCAGGTGCTTACACTTCACTTAACCCAAGTTGGGGACCAGATGATGAAACTGCTTGGATTACTACACGTTCACCATACGTACAAAACGTAACAACATTTGGTACAAGTGCAGTAGGTCTTAAAGTAGACGGTGATTTACACAACGGCGGTAATGACTCTATCGTTGCTAACGACTTTACTCAAGTAATTTCCGAAGGTATTGGTGCATGGGTTACTAACTTAGGTAGAGCAGAACTTGTTTCCGTGTTCTCATACTATGCACACATGGGATACCTAGCAGAAAACGGCGGTAAGATTCGTGCTACAAACGGTAACTCATCATATGGTGACTTTGGTACGGTTGCTGAAGGTGTTGACTTAACTGAAAATGCAATTGAAGCATTTGTTGACAACAGGGCATTTGATGCTGTTGTAACAAATAGTATTACAGATAACCAAGAAATTATTGCAATCGAATATGCAAACGCAGGTAGAGACTATGTAGTAGCAAACACAACAATCGCATTTAGTGGTGACGGATTTGGTATTACTGGGTTAACACCAACAATTAATACTGGTGGTGTTTACCAAGTTAGATTAACAGGTGACGAAAATACATTCGGTGGAGCAGATTATAGATCTGCTACAAACACACCGCAGGAAGGTAACACTACACAGATTACACTTTCAAACACAGATACAGCACTAAGTCCAGCATACGTTGGAATGGCTGTTTTCTTAACAGGTGGTACAGGTGCAGGACAGTATGGTTACATTGATACATATAACGCTGGTACTAAAGTTGCTACAATTAAAAAATATTCAGATGATACAGCAGGTTGGGATCAAATTATTTCAGGCAGAGCAATTGAAGCAAGTCTAGACAACACAACAGTTTATAGTGTTGAACCAAGAGTTAATGTAAGTGCTCCGGCAGGTGACGGATCTACAACAACACAAACTGCACTATGTAGAGCAAAAGTAACAGATGGACAAATTTCTGAAGTAAGAATTATTCATCCAGGTGCAGGATATGTAGCGGCTCCAACAATTACATTTACTGATCCTAACAACACAGCAGATGCTCCATTAGAAGTTTACATTGGCGATGGTGTATTAGGTCAACCAGCATTTGCATCACGCGGTGAAGGATTTACAACAGTTCAAGTTTCAATTGCTGACTCAGGATATGAGCAAGACATTACAGGAGTTTCATTTACTGAAAATCCAAATGCTTATACATTATTAATTGATAACAAAGAGTTTATTAAAGACGAAGTTATTGCATGGGTTGACAATGAAGTTACCAATCAAACTAATCCAAGTTTATGGGCGGCTTTCAACTATGATAAAACTAAGTGGGAAGATAATGTTGACGACTATGTTGATGCACTAGCACATGACATTAAATTTGGTGGTACAAAAGAAACCAGATTACACGCAAGAACTTATTGGGTTGGTAATAACTCACAATTACCAGGAAGACAATCACAAGCACTTGCGGCATATGAGCAGATGAGAGATATTGTTATAAATTATATCTTAACAAACACTTCTTACACAAGTTTACAAAGTCCAAGTGTTACAACACAAACAACAAATGCTAACAATGGCGAAGCGGCGGCTGTAACTAAAGCAGGCGACTTAATTGATATTGTTAACGAGTGTATTACAAATGGACTTGACACTATTCCAAATAACGGCGGTACAAGTGCAGTTAAAATTACTGTTGCAACTCATGGACTGTTAGATAGAACTAAAGTTTCAATTGCAACTGTAACAGGTACAACACAACTTAATGGTAACGATTACTATGTAGAAGTTGTTGACGCAAATACACTAGCACTTTACAAAGATAGTAAGTTATTATTCCCAGCAGTTTTAACTAATGGTTCAACTTACTTAGCATTTGGTACTATTACATATGGTGCAGGTTACAGAGAAGCAAAACAAGACGGGCAATATATCCAAGTTGAGGGTATGGACTCTATTCCACAAGCAGGTGCAAACGTCGAGTTTGACAGTATTCCAAACAAATGGTTTAAACTTGTTAGTGTAACTAACTTAACTGGTCAATCACCATACTCAGCATTACTACAAATTTCACCAGAAATGACCAAAGACGAGGCTCCAGAGCACGGTGATATTGTATCAATGCGTATTAGATATTCACAATGTAGATTGACTGGTCACGATTTCCTAGATGTAGGTACTGGTGGTTTTGCAACAACAAACTATCCAGGTACTCCAAGTGTTCCAGCAGATCCAGATGATGAACAAGTCGAAGGCGGTGGTGGTAGAGTATTCTATACATCAACTGACCAAGATGGTAACTTTAGAGTTGGTGAGTTGTTCACAGTTGAACAGGCTACAGGTATTGCTACCCTAAATGCTGATGCATTTAGTATTTCTGGACTACAAGAACTACAATTAGGAAGTGTTGCTTTAGGTGGTGCGGGTGCTACAATTAACGAATTTAGTACAGACGGAACATTTACTGCAAACAGTGATTCGATTGTGCCAACGCAGAAAGCAATTAAGACATATATTACGTCCCAAATTGGTGGCGGCGCATCAGAATTGAACGTAAATACTGTGACAGCAGGTGTTATTAATATCCAAGGTAATACAATTACCACAACTACAGGCGTATTAATAAATACAACTGCACAAATGCACTTTACAGGTGGAGTTAGTGGCTCTCCTGTAGCAATGCAACAGTTTATATTGAGTTAAACAAAGGAGAAGAATAAATGGCCACAGGAAGATTAGGACACGCAGATTTATCGGCTGGCACGAATACTTCTTTATATACGGTACCTGCTAACACATTTGGAATTGTTACGTTATCGATATGTAATAGAGGAAATAGTGCTATTTCCGTAAGAGTTGCGTTAGCCTCTGCTGGTACACCCGCACTTAGTGAATACATCGAATACGATGTAGAGGTACTACCAAAAGGTGTGCTAGAAAGATCAGGTATTGCAATGGCGGCAGGGCAAATACTTGTAGTATATAGTAGTGCCGCAAACGTTAGTGCGGTTGCAATGGGTATTGAAACATCAACAGCGTAACGAAACGATAAATATAGTAATAAAGGAAACATAAAATGGGAAGATATATATCAACAACTGGTACTGCTAGTAGCGTTATTCGTAATGTTAATGGCACATTTACCGCGACAGTTAATGATAGAATCTTAGCCGATTCATCCGGAGGTGCATTTACTATTACTTTACCAGCAAACGCTAGTTTAATTGTAAATGACGTTATCTCAATCATTGATGTTACAGGTTCGTTTAACACAAACAACGTAACTGTTAGCAGAAATGGTTCAAAGATTCAGAACCTAAACGAAGATTTGGTCTTAGATATTAACAACGTCGCTTTAACACTGATTTACACTGGACCAACTTTTGGTTGGGTAATGTCTGGTACGTAAGAGAGGAATTTAATTATGGCAGACTTGAGAACGTTACTAGGAGATACGGTAGAAGGAGTTTCGGTTCCTTCAAAGTTCTTCTATGTATACAATAACAATAGAGGTATCAACAACGGCGGATGCTGTTGTTTGTGGACTGTACCTGAAGGCGTAGTTAACGTTACATTTGAATTATGGGGTGCAGGGGCCGCTGGTGCTGGCGCTTGTTGCTGTATGTGGAGTTCTCAAAACGCTGGCGGTGGTTCTTATTCAATTAGAACAGTAAACACTACAGAAGGCTGTCAATATACAATTTGTGCGGCAGGTAATGGTAACTGTTGTGAAAGAGATTGTTTAGGATATGATGGATCAACTTCATTTGTATCAGGCAGTGGTATTTCAACAACTTGTGCCAGAGGAGGATGTACAGGTAGAACTAACTGTCATGCTCACTACGCATACAACTGTTGTTATGGCTGTGTTATTTTAACAAGCGGAACACAAGGTGATTTCCGTATTGGACACGGCAGACAATCAACATTCCATACTCACTATTGTCACAATCAAATGTGGGATATGGTAGGTGGCGCTCCAAAATCTGGACAGACACGTAAGGGTAAAGATTATTGCGGTAAGCCTATGACGTGTTCAGGTTGCGGATGGGGATGTGCTCAACCTTATCCAGCACATGGCGGATACAATGGAACATCATGCGGTGGTGGCTGTTGTTGGGGTCATTGGGGATCAGGAGGCATGGTTAAGGTAACTTATAGTTAACATGATAAATACAAAAGAAGGATGCAAAAATGGCAGAAATAACTAAAGAATTTACGTACGATATCCCCGACACGTATCTTGCTCAAACAAATAGTAACGGGGACACAGCGACAGCAACTTATACAGGTCCAGAAAGACTGTATGTGTTTGTTGACGCAGAAACTGGTAGAAACACACTAGATCAAACTCCACCGGATGAAGATTTTATTTACAATCCAAGTACAGACACGGTTGCAGAAGGCGAACGTTTAGTAGAATTAGATTGTGCAGGTGAAGATACTTTAATGTGTGCAATTTATTTGCCACACACAGTAACTTTAACACAAACTAATCAAGTTGTAGCACTTCCAGAAGGATATGGTAATTACGAGTTTCCGTGGCCACCATACCCAGATCACGCATATGAATATAACCTATGTTCACATGATGAAGGAACAGGCGATTGGACACTTACTTGGAAGCAACCATGGCAAACATGGGAAACTTTGATCCAACTAAGAAACGACAGACTTGATTCAACTGATCACAGAGTGGCAGAAGATATGCCAGCATCAGTGAAACAACCTTGGATTGATTTTAGACAAAAATTAAGAGATTTACCAACTACTTGGGGTCATGGAACTGATTCAGAATATCCAGCACACCAAGTTAAATTTCCAGAAGAACCAGATGCAGGTGGATACGCAGATGCACCAGCAGATGATGGCGTGGGAATAGGTTAAGGAGAAAATTGAATGTCTGCACTTAGATCATTATTACAGTTAGGGGCTGAAACAGGAGCGTTAGCATTACGTTCGATTTACGTATATCACTCTAGTTTTGATTCCACTCGTAACAATAACGGTGGTTGTTGTTGTGCTTGGAATCCATCAGATGATGTTACATGGGCGGCTTTTGAAGTTTGGGGTGCAGGCGGAGACGGCGGCGGTGGCTGTTGTTGTATGGCAGGCTTTCCAGGTGGATCAGGCTCTTACGGTAGAAAAATTTTAGAAGTTAATAACGGAGCAACATTTACTTTATGTGCTGGCGCGGCAGGTTGTTGTAGACCTGTTATGGGTTGTCCAGGATGTGGTAGTTATGCTTGTTCTGGTAACGGTTGTTGTTCAGGAGCATATTTTTGCTTATGTGCATCAGGCGGTGGCTACGGTTGTGCAACTTGTGGCTTTGGTACTGCTTGGGGCGGTCACTGTGGATGTCCAAACAGAATGTGTGGATGTGTAAAAGGTGCTGACTTTAGTGTTTGTGGTACAAACGGTGGTGGTGCTGGTACAGCGATGTGTTCAAGTTCATCATGGGAAAACATGACAGCAGGACCAATGTTATCAGCAGGTGCTAGAATGACACGTGATAACTGTTATAAAACACATGGTAGAGAAGCAGACGGACCAGCAGAATTTCCAGGCGGTGGCGGAGGAACACTCCATACACACAACGGAACTTGTTACTGTGGTGGCCCTGGCGCAGGTGGACTAGTAATTGTGTATTATCAATCGGATATAGGGTAAGGAGATAGTATGTCTAATTTAAGAGATTTTTTACCAGGTTATGACGTAGGCGTAAAATCACCTCAAGCATTTACAGTAAGTTATGAATGGAATTGGGACCACAATGAAGCGTGGCCAAGACAATCACACGGTGTTCCACCAGAATCAAGATATTATTGTAACAACAACGGTGGTAAGTGTTGCCGTTGGACAGTTCCACAAGGTACTACTTTTGCAGTATTTGAAATGTGGGGCGGCGGTGCTTCGGGCGTAGGCGGATGTTGCTGTATGCAAGGTATGCCAGGCGATGGTGGCGGTTACGCTATTAAGTCAACTAACGTATCAGGTGGAGATCAGTTTACAATCTGTGCAGGACGTTCGGGTTGTTGTTTATACGCAGGAAATAACATGAACGGACACAACAGTTTCGTATTTGGAACACCAACAGGTGGTTCATGTTTCTGTGCTGTTGCTTGTGGAGGCGGTTGTTCTAACTGTACTCACTGTCATGGTTACTTTAGTTGTTATGGATGTTGTATGAGTTGTTATAACTGTCAACACCAACCAAACAACGTTGACTTTGGTATTGCTGGCTTTACAGGATCGGCACAAAGATCACAGCATTGTGGTGATAGAGGTTTATCATTTAGACCAGTAGCACCTATGGCACAATCAGGTCCATTAATTGGTCCAAACGGTTGTTGTGCAAGAGGTGGTGAATGTCAAGGCTTTGGCGCATGGCCAGGCGGCGGTGGCGAAAATGGACAAGTTTATGGCGGTGGCTGTTGTTGTGGATCCCCTGGAGCAGGCGGCGCAGTATACGTAGTGTATTATTAATAGGGGTATAGGAACATAAGATGAGAGATCCAAACGCAAATAACAAAAGAGATGAAATTAACGTTCAGTTCTCTTATGATATGCCTGATGCATATCTTTACCAAACTACAAACGAAGGTAAAGTAGGAACATGGACATACGAAGGTCCAAGAGAAATGTGGGTATTCCTACGTAAATCTGATAACAAACGTACTGGAGAAGTTAAGTACTGGTACGAAGTTGAAGATGATTTTGTTCCTGCGGCACACGAGTATATGGTAAAAGTTAATTGCGAAGACAATCCTCTACTTTGTGAATTAATGGAAACAGACCAAGATACAGTTTTCTTAGAAGGTCGTGCAATTAAATCAGAAACACTTCCAATGAATGATTACCAAGGTAATCCGTTTGTTCACTATGAGCCTGAAGTTCCTACTCCAGACCATACATACGACAGAGATGAAATTACTTACGATCCAGTTGCACAGGAATGGAATACACCTTTTCCGTTTATTAAACCACACACTGATTGGGAAGCAATTAAAAAAGTACGTTGGTCTCAACTATCAGCGGCAGACGGTCACGTGTCACCAGATATGCCAGATGCTGTTAAACAAGAATGGATTGATTTTAGACAAAAATTAAGAGATTTACCAGCAACATACGGCGCGGCTTGGACAGTAGAAATCACTGACGGTGGCACTGGATATGCTGTAGATGATGTATTAGTTGTTCCAGCAGAAGAACTAGGATTTAGTGCTAGTGATGTTGGTGCATTAGATGATTTATCAGCACCAATGGGAACAAGACCAGGATTTGATTTTGAAGCAGATCCAAGTGCATTAACTTCTGTTGTTGATGAAATTGACAATTTAAACGTAAACATTATTGTTACATCAGTTGATACAGACGGTGCTATTACTGGTGTAAGAACAAGAAATGCTTTTAATGCTAGACACATTAAAGAAGCAAAAACTGTTGTAAGTCCTACTGTTGAATATACAGGTGACGGTAGTGCGGCAACATTCACACTTTCAAAAGTAGTACGTATTGATCCATGGAAAGTAAGATTTCCACAATCACCAAAAGCAAAATACCCAGGTATTTGGGGTGAAGCAGATCAATTCCCAGGACCATTTGGACGATATGGAGCGGCAGTTGGATCATTAGCAGATGGTTCAGGAACTGACGCGGCACAATGGGCAGATCCATCAGATGGTTGGTTAATGGAACATACATATCACCCAGCAACTTTCCACTTTATTCCACCAGAAAAAGGCGGTAACTACTTTGCTGAAGACCTTGCTAGATTAGGTTTAAGTACAGACGGAACACCTTTTGATGATGGTATTGTTGACGGGTTGCCAGCGGCGCCAACAGATGTACACGGTAACACTAGAGTTGCTGGACGTATTACAGCCAGAAAACAATCTTCCTAATTAGTTTTACATTAAATATCTTTACAAACGCAACTTTGTAAAAGGATAATTTAATGACAGAACAAACCAAACGAGATACTGCCATCTTTATTAATGGTGGTGCAGGCCGAGTACTTGCTAGTATTCCGGCTCTATTAACCTTTGCAGAAGAAAATCCCGATGATAATTTTATAATTGTATGTGAAGGTGGCACAGACTTTTATAAAGGACATCCTTTACTTCATGCAAAAGCATATGATCATTGGCATAAGAACTTATTCCAAGAAAAACTAGTTAACATGAATTTAGTTACTCCAGAACCGTATAGGGTTTGGGAATACTACAATCAAAAGTGTAGCATTGCTGAAGCCTACGACATTGCAATTAACGGTAAAGGACTAAGAAAAATTAAAAAACCAGAACTTAAACTTTCAAGAGAAGAATTAATGTTCGGTAAAAAGTTAATCGACGAAGTAAAAGAAAAAACAGGCAAAGATAAAATTGTTGTTTTCCAACCATTCGGTAGAGCAGTTATGCATGAAAACGGAATGATCTCTGATTGGAGTGGAAGAAGTTTTGAAGCAGAAAATTCTGTCAACATTGTTAAAAAATTATCTCATAAAGTTGGCGTTATACATATGGCAGAGTTTGGTATTGACTTTTCAAAACACGGTATTAAAAATCCTGTAGCAAGTCCAATGGGTGCAAACCTAAGACAATGGGCAGGTATTATTCAAGCGGCAGATTATTTCTTAGGTTGTGATAGTGTTGGACAGCACATTGTACACGCATTAGGATTAAAAGGCACAGTTGTTATTGGCTCTACATTCCCTATTAATGTTTCATATCCTGAAGATAAAAACATGGATATTCTTGATATGGGTCAAGGTGCAAGAGTTTATTCACCAATTAGAGTTACTACAGATGAATGGTCAGACAGAATTAATGACGGTATCATGGCAATGAATGATAAGATTGAAGATATTGTTGTTGAATCAGTAATGAATGGTATTAAGGGTAAGGCTAAAGTAGGAAACCGCTTTACAGAAGAATAATGTCTAGACTATTTGCCTTTGGCTGTTCATATACATCATGGAATTGGCCTACTTGGGCAGACTTCTACGCACATAATTTTAACTATTATGAAAACTGGGGTCATGCAGGGTTAGGCAATCGTGCTATTGCAGAACGTGTTGCTGAATGTAATTTAAAAAATAACTTTACCAAAGACGATACAGTAATAGTACAATGGTCAAGTTATCTAAGACATGACTATATGCGTTTTGACAAAGAAGAAACTTGGCAAACTAAAGGAAGTTTGTTCAGTTATCAAAACACTGAAACTTTTAACAAAGACTGGCATGATAAATTCTTTGATGAAAAGGCATATTTCCTAAGTACACTTAACAGTATTTTACTAACAGCAGGATTATTAAAATCAACTGGATGCAATTTTCTGTTTACAAGTATTAATAAGTTAGAAACACTAGGCACAGATATACCACATCAAGCAGGTCATGGTGAAAATTTACGTAATACACCAGAACTTGCAAATGCCTGGGACGAATACGAACTACAAGATTACAAATATATCTTTGACGAAGATTATTGGTTAGAACCAATTGGATTATATGCGTGGTATAGAAAAGATTATAGTTGGTGGTTTACTAATAAGAATAATGAAAAATGGATAGAACTACACCCTAGTCCAATACAACATTTAAATTGGGTAATGGACAATTTAAGCCACAACTTAAATCAACATCAAGAATATATGATAGATAGTATTAACAATGTTAAAACTGATGACTACAAAGAAACAATTAAAAACATTACCAATCTTCAACTTGAAGGCTGGGATCGAAATTATCGAGGATATTAAATATGGCGGATAAAAAACCGGTTTGGATTGCAGGTATTGCTAGAGGACATAACGGAGGTGTTTGTCTACTAAAGGACGGTGAAGTAGTATTTGCACTTGAAGAAGAGCGTCTAACAAGACACAAATACGATGGCGGCCCATTTGCCACAATGTTGAAAATTCTTGAGTACACAGATGAATTAGATTTTCTTATTGTAGCACATACACAAAATTTACAATATACAGCGGGTAAAATTGATTTTAGCGGAGACGATGTTTATACTGGTCTTGCACGTAAACTAGGTTTAATTAAAAGACAGCCGTTTAATGGAAATCCGCACCCACAAGTTATCGACCTAAGTCATATTCATCACAAGTTACACGCGGCTTGTGCTTTTTATCGCTCAGGGTTTGACGAAGCAGTTGGTGTTATTGTTGACGGTGCAGGAACATTTATTGATTTAAACATTGGCAATCAACAAACAACTGTTTGGGAAACTGAAAGTATTTTTGATTGTAACTATCCAGATAACTTTAAAACATTATACAAACACCTAGGAACAAATGGACCTTTAACAGGTTCTTGGATGCCAGAATTTACTAGCGAAATGTATGACGAACCTAAAGAAAATACACACGAACTTTTCCTAACTGAAAATGCAGGTATTGTTAAAGCATACGAAGCAGTAACTGAGTACTGTGGTTTTAGTTTTATTGAAGCAGGAAAAACTATGGGGTTATTCCCATATGGTGGGCCCAATGTAGAGTGTCCTAAAATTTTTAGAGAGGACACACTACATCCTATTTCCGATAGAGAATTAATTGTACCAACATATCCTAACGGTGCTCACGTTAATTACAATATGTTTCCGTTTTTAACTGATCACTCAGATGACGATGTTACTAAATTAAAAAATAGAAGAGACATGGCGTATGCTATTCAAACACAAACACAAGAACAAGTTGTACGCTTAATTAAAAAAGCAGTTGAAATGTCAGGAAAAAACAAAGTTGTTATTTCCGGAGGATACGGATTAAACTGTGTTGCTAACTATCATTACCTTGATGCACTAAAAGATCAAGACATTGAAATTTATGTTGAACCAGTATCAAATGATGCAGGTACAGCAATGGGTGCCGCAATGTACTGGCATAGAAAATTAACTAAAAGCAATAAAGTTAATCCACAAGTTGATACATTATACGAAGGACCGGAATATTTTTATTCACAAGAAGAAATTGAAAATACTGCCGAAAAATATAATGCAACTGTAACAGATGCAAGTGATAAAGATGCTGTTGCACTATTAAAAGATAGAAATATTGTTGTAATGCATCAAGGACGTTCAGAGAATGGTCCAAGAGCATTAGGTAATAGAACTATTATGTACGATCCAAGCGATCCAAACGGAAAGGATCACGTTAATACTGTTAAGCGTCGAGAATATTTCCGTCCGTTTGCAGGTAGTATCTTAGAAGAAGATGTACATGAGTGGTTTGACTTACGTGGTATGAAAAGTTCGCCTACAATGATGTATGCTGTAAATTGCCAGCCAGGCATTGAAAAGAAAATTCCTGCTATTATTCATGTAGACGGAACTTGTAGAATTCAAACCGTAAATGAAAAACAAAATCCACTTTACTATAGATTCATTAAAGAATGGAAAAAAGAAACCGGTATTCCTATGGTGTTTAATACTTCATTTAATCTAGGCGGTGAACCATTAGTAGAAACATTAGATGATGCAATTCGTACATTAGCACACAGTGATATCGAATACTTGTATCTACCAGAATACGGTAAATTAATTACACTAAAGAACTAATGGAATGGATTATAAGGAAGTCAAATATTTCGACACAACTATCTTTTGGACTGACGAATTAGACGGTTGTGGAAACACAATGGTCGATGACTTTCTTGACGCGACTAATCATATTAGCAATAATAGACAGTTTAAAAATACACTAGAATGGTGTAGTGGTCCAGGCTATTGGGGGTTTGGATTACTTGCATCTTTACAAACTGAAAAACTAACACTTAGTGATGTAGAATTAAACAACAGTTATTGCATCAATAAAACTATTAGAGAAAATAGTTTTGAAGCAAAAGCAAAGTTTATTTACAGTCATAATTTTCAAAAAATTCCAGAGCAGAAATTTGACCTAATTGTTGCAAATCCTCCTCATTTTAATCACGATCCGTATGTAGAACACTACAACGAACCAAGGAAATACAAGGATACTGATTGGGCAATACATAGAGATTTTTTTGATAATGTTAACAACTATCTAACTGATGACGGATTAATCATATTGGCTGAAAATGTATGGGGTTCTAGTCCTAAAACATTCCAAGATATGATAGATGATAACGGCTTAGAAATTATTACACACTTTAAAAGCAAACAATATCCCTTAGATATGTGGTACTTAGCGATCTCAAAGCGTCAAATTGACTAAGATCCTAAAGCCGTTAACTATCGATAAATATACTAAAGAGGATAATAATGTTTGATATCACCAAGTATTTTAGACGCGGTCAAAACCAGACTATTGAATTTAGAAACGGCACAAATCTAAGTTATGCTGGCCCTACTTTTACACTTGTAGAAGCAGGTACAGAACTAGATCGCTGGTATGTGGGTTCATATTTTGGTGTTGAATATACCATTGCGTGTGATGTAAACAGTGAAAGAAAAGAAATTATTAAGTGTTTGTGTACTGCTACAACTAGTAAAGCAAACATTGTAGTGTATGGTCGTTCAAACTTAGGTGACGACCTAATGCAGTTAGAAGTTGAAGTCACTGATGCATATTTTAAACTAGTTGCATATCCGAGGGTACAAGATGATTCGACTGCTATTCAAGGTGCAAAAATCATTTATAGTGCAAACTACTATGCAACACTAAACGAACCAACACCGACATTGCTTGGTACAGCGGCAAGTGTTTACGCACCAACTTATACACTTTCTCCGAGCACAACATCAATTGGAGAAGTTGGCGAAGAAGTTTCGATTAGACTTATTACAACAAACGTACTTGCAGGATCTATTGTTCCTTATACTATTACTGGAGTACAAAGTGCTGACATTGGCGGTGCAAACTTGACAGGTAACTTTGTTGTCGGTGATGACGATGAGATAACATTCCCAATTACAGCAGATAACACAACAGAAGGTGTAGAAACTCTTGTGTTAACATTGGATAATAATGAAGCAAGTACATCAATTCAAATTGCAGACAGTTCAACAACACCTGCAATTAACCTTACACTTACAACTGATAAAACAAGTGTTAACGAAGGTGGCACATTTACAATTACATTAACAACAGGAAATATTGACGCTGGTACAGAAATTGATTACGAAATTACAGGAGTTACTTCAGAAGATATCAATGGTGTAGCACTTACAGGAGTATTTACTGTTGGTCAAGATGAAGTTAGAACCTTTATTGTATCAGAAGATGTTACTACTGAAGGAACAGAACAATTCCAAATTAGTTTATCACAATATCCGCAAGTAACTGCTACAGTTACTATTGGTGACACAAGTCTTTCACCAATTGTTCCAAGTTATTCAATATCAACTAGTGCAAGTCCAGCCAATGAAGGCGATACTATTACACTTACACTTGTAACTTCTAATGTTACGATTGGTAGTGTTCTACCTTGGACTATTACAGGAATTGAAAGTGCTGACATTGGCGGAGCAAGTTTAACAGGAGCATTTGTTGTTGGTTCAGATGAAACATTAAACGTAGCAATTACAGCAGACGATACAACTGAAGGATCGGAAACAATGACTATTGCACTAGACAACGGCGAAGCAAGTTTAAGTATTCCGATTAATGATACAAGTACAACACCAGGTGCTGGATATACATTATCAGTATCAAACACATACTCAAGTGCATATACAATAGTTGGTACAGATGAAAACGGGCAAGTAACAGGTTCTAATCCGACAGTTACGTGTTCAGTGGGCGATACATTAACATTTAATGTTGCATCACCAGGGCATCCGTTCTATATTAAAACTGTTAACAGCACAGGTACTAGTAATCAAGTTACAACCCCTACAGCATCAAACCAAGGTGCACAAAATGGTACAGTTGAGTGGACTCCTGCTGTTGCAGGACAGTATCATTATAACTGTCAATTCCATAGCGTAATGCACGGACTAATTGTGGTGAATTAAATGCAGATAAATACTAAAGGAGAACCAAAATGACCGTAGTAAAATCAGCATTTGAAGCACAGTATGGATTTAAATCACCGGGGTTTAGCGTTGATGACGAAGGTAACGTAACCCTACGAAGTGTAACTTATACTGTTACAGAAGAAGAAGTCGATCTTGCTGGTGACTTTTTAGTAAGACAGGCAGGAAACGCTTTTACTATTGACGGATATTTTCAAGAAGGTTCTGATACAGAATTACAGCCTAATCCTACAATTGAACTAACACGTGGTAGTACGTATGTTTTTAACTTACAACTACGTGAGGTTAACGAAGCAGGACAAACATTAGGTAGTTTTAGTTTTAATATTTTTACATTTTCCGACGGTATTTGGACTTTATATAATCAAGGAGTTAAGCACACCACTGTAGACGGGTTAACTGTTAAAGAAGGTAGTGAAGCACAAGGACAGTTTGAAGGCAAAGTAACTTTTGAAGTGCCAGACAATGCTCCGGCCGCACTAGCGTTTGGTAATAGTGATCAAACCCCACTATCATTAATGAATGCTAGTGATCCTACTGTTACTGGTATTGGTACTTTTAGTAGAATTACGTCAGTTGGTAATGTTACAGCGGTAGGTGAAAATGCTATTGTAACACTAAGTCCAACTGGTAGTTCAGGTACAGTAAATATCCAACCAGACAACGGCGGTACATTAAGTAATTTAGATGTAGAAGCAAATATTTTGACTGCGGCAGATGCTGTAACACTAAGTCCAGCAAACGCGGCAGTAACTTTAGCACCATCAGGAAGTGGTGGTATAGTTGTAATTAATCCAGGCACAACTGGCTTAATAGACAACGTTGATATAGGTACAATTACACCGGGAATTGTTTCCACAGACGACTTACGATCTAGTGGCGGAACAATAAATAACACAGTAATTGGAAATACTAAACCAGCAGATGCAACATTCAGTACTGGTACTGTTGTTGCTTCTCCAGCAAGTACGTATAACATTACAAACAAGAAGTATGTTGATAATAGAGCAGTTGCGATGGCTGTAGCATTTGGAGTTTAATATTAGATGGCTAAACAAAAGGTAGAACAGTATATATTTCAAAACGGTATTCCAATTACAGGAAATCGTTTTCCATCATCATACGATCTAATTAAAAACAATGTTGAATTTATTACTGATGAAATAAATGCTTGGATTGATTCTAAGATTGCAAACGCACAATCATATACACCAACAGGTGCTGTATATAATCCAGGTACAGGGGTAATGACATTAACCATTGGTAGCCACTTATTTGAAGTAGGCGACTATGTAAGATTTTTAGAAAATGCTCTAACATTTACTTGTGGGTATGATAACCATGCAACACCTCACTCTTACCCAAGATCATCAGGTGTTCCTAATACAGAAGGTACTGATCCTTATTTTTCAACACCTGCAAAAATTACAGCAATAACAACAACTACAATTACAATGAATGTTGGTATTAGTTCCAATACTAGCGAACACACGTTTGTAAGTGCATTAGCAAATGGTGTTATTGATAACTTTGTAGGTTACACAAACGATTCAAAAGAAAAATGTGAACGTGATGCAAGATACAATCTTCAAGGTACTGACGGCGAAGGTGGTATGCTTTATGACTTGCGGTATGGTGGTAATTCACAAACACGTTACATGGCCAGTAAGTATTGGATTAATAGTACTCCGCAGATTGACGGAGATAGAACTGTTGAAATTAGTGCTAAAGAATTTATGGCACGACTTATTAACAATTATCTATTACCCCAGTCAGCATATCCAACTTTACAAAGTCCTGTTGTTACAACACAATATTACAATGCGGCTAATACATACGAAACTGGAACTGAAAATAGAATAAATGACTTGACGTTTATTATTACAGACGTTATCGAAAACGGTCTTGATAATGTTCCTGCACTTGATAGAGCAAAAATTTCTCAAGTTAGAATGCAAACACGTATTCCGACTAACGACTTATTATTAATTACAGATACAACTAATAATGAAGTGTTGTTTAACTTTAGTGATCCAACATTAGGTGGTAGTGTAAGTTATCAGGTTGACGATGCTGAATTGTTAACTAAAGGTGTTGAAGATGACTTTCCTAAGTTCTTAGAAAGAACAGGTACAATTACAACAGTTTATCTAACTAAAGATACTGACAATAGAGTTTATTCACCAAACGCAGTTGCACTACTTGAAGCAAACTTAGAATTTATTAAGAAAGAAACTGTTGCTTGGATTGCCAACCATGTAGGACTAGCAGAAGAAGGAAGTATGTGGTATGGATACACATACAATACTGCCAAGTGTGAAAGAGATATGGGCCTTAATGTTGAAGGCATTACACACGATATTAAATACGGTGGTAACGAAAAATCAAGATATAATGCTAGTAAGTATTGGGTGCAAACAACACCACAGATTGACGGTGATAGAACTCCGGAAATTGCGGCCAAAAACTTTGCAAGAGATTTAATTAACAATTATATCTTTAAAGGTATTGCATACGAAACACAGCAAAACAACGGAGTTGCACAAAACACTATTTTACCTATTTCTGAACTAGGTGTTGGAACTAGAGTTACTGAACTGTTCGGTATTATTACAGATGTTATTGAAAATGGGTTAACAGCATTACCAGTAGAAACTAAAACACCTTTATATTCTGACACTGATGATTTACAAATCTTCATTGATCAAGGTGAAATGCGTATTAGACCATACGACTTTGGTACTGATGCTATTGAACGTATGCGTGTGTCAAACTCAGTATCTATGCTTGACGCTGACTTTGAGTACGGACTACAGCCTACGAAATGGCAAGCGATTGCTATGCAAAGAGGTTATCCATCAATTTATGAAATTCCAGGTACAGATAAAGAAGTATTATCTGTTACAACTGATGCATCATCTGGCACAGGCGGCGTTGGTCAAAGTTTAATTACTGTAACAACGGTTGGTGCCCACGGTATTGATGCAGGTACACCTATTACAATTAAGGCTTTAGAAAATTCAGTGGCAGGCGCTTCACGTGCTGAAGGTTCATTTATTGTTTCCACTACACCAACAAACAGCACATTTACATATTTTGCTAAATCAAAAGTTGGTGCAACAAATGGTGAAACACTTTCAACTTATTATACACAATTAAGAGAAGCAGGATTTTATACAGGTGCGGCAATTGGTGCTCCGATCTTTAGCATTCTATCACAGGGTAGTGCAGGTACATTTACCAACCCATTAACAGCACCAGCCGGTGGTGCGATTATTACATTTGACGGTGCAATACCAGAAGTTGGCGCTCCGGTTATTAATGAAACAGGATTAATTTCAGGCATTAACACATTTAGCGCCGCAGACCCACTACGTCCAGCAGGCACATATGGTCCTATTACTGGTACTACAGATAGCATTGTGCAAGATGTTGAAGTTGGTACATTTAGCATTACAGTTGATGGCACAGGTAATGTTATTGAATCAAGTGTTATTACAGGTGGTAGACGTAACCAAGTAGGTGATACTATTACTATTGATGACGCTGATCTAGGTAACGGCGGAGCGGCAAACCTAACATTCTTAGTTGCTCAAGTTGTTAACGGTGATGGCGTAGGTGACGGTGCTCAGGTAACATCAGTAGAAGGTACAGGTGGTACTATTACTACACTAACTGTTGTTGGCGATTATAATGCAGGAGTTAACACCATTGAAGTTGCTGATCCGTCGGGTATTAACCAAGGGCAGGCAATTGATAGAGGTGACGGTGTAGCAATTCACGTTACCACTGTTACAGGAAATGATGTTGCATTTGACGGTAACACAACAGATGCTATTGTTGGTAACCAAACAACTTATACAAACATAGCAGGTACAAATTATCAATCACAAGGTTTCGGAGCGGCATTTGATGTTGATAGAGCCGCCGGTGTATATACTGTTACACTAAACACAGCAGGTCAAGATTTTACAGTAGGAGACGTTCTACAAATTTTAGGTGACTCGGTTGGCGGTATTGCAGGCATTAACGATGTCAATATTACAGTTGATACTGTTGGTGCAAGTGGAGAGATTTTAACATTTACTGCAACAGGTTCAGCATTTGATGGTAATGCTACATTTGAAAACCAGTCAGGTACAAACTTAAACGGTCAAGGTGCTGGAGCAATTTTTGATGTTACTGCTGACTCTGGTACGTATAGTGCTGTACTAGCAAATCCAACATACACTTCAGTTGCTTCAGGTATTACACAGGGTGGTGCAGGTAGTGGTGCAGTTTGGGACGTTACACTTTCAACAAACAATTATACTGTTACACAATCAGTAAGTTCGGCATCAACAGGATATGTTGTTGGTGACGTTATTAGAATTTCAGGTACAACGTTTGGAGGCACTAGTCCAAACAATGACTTAGACATTGAAGTTACATCAGTTGGTGCAGTTAACGGAGATATTACAGGATTTAATTCAACAGGTAATGGGCCTGATGCACAAGCAAACTACGCGGCACCAAACTATACAACAAGTTCAATTGGTACTGGCGCAGAAATCAACGTTTCGTTTATAGGTTCAACTTATAGTGCAAGTGTTGTTGACGGCGGTTCGGGATATTCACAAGGCGATACACTAGTTGTAGATGGTGCTGACCTAGGCGGTGTAACATCAACAAACGATTGTACAGTAACTATTGATCAAGTTGATGGTAGCGGAATTATTATTGCTGTTTCGGCTAGTGGTACTGCGGTTAACTCAGCAAGTTATTCAGACATTGTTTCTGGTGTTAACGTAACAGGTGCTGGCGCGGCATTTGATATTGTTCAGAACTTTAACCAAACATATACAGTTACAGTTTCATCAGGACAAGGTGGTACAGACTATGCCGCTGGTAATACAATCTTAATTACTGGTGATAATGTTGGTGGACAAACACCGGCTAACGATATTACTATTACTGTTACAACTGCTGATAGTGCTGGTACAATTACAGCAATTTCACATACAGGTACAGCAGGAACAGTAACACAAAATTACGCAGTAGGTGATAGATTACAAATTTTAGGTACTACATTATTTGGTGTAGACGGTACCAACGATGCTGAAATTGAAGTTACAGCAGTTACCTCAGGTGAAATTAATACATTTACTATCAGTGGTACTGCGGCTGATCAAAGTGAATCGTATATTCAAGTACCTTACACATATAACGGTGCAAGTGGTACAACTGCTGAATTTTCAGTAACACGTTTAGGAACAGTTTATAGTGTTCAAATTACTGCCGGCGGAGCAGGTTATCTTGCAACAGAAACATTCACAGTAGCAGGTACCGACTTAGGCGGAGCAAGTCCAGCAAACGATGCAACTATCACAGTACAAACAATCGGCGCAGGAGGTGATATTTTAACTGCATCAATTAGTGGTACAGCATCAAACAGCAAACTTATTGAAGATGTATCACAAGCAGATGGAGAAGTTATTGCACTTCAAGGTAGTTTAGCAACATTTGATATTACTATTACTAATGGTACGTATAGTGCTGTTGTTAATGCACCAGGACAAGATTACTCTGCAAACCAAAGTATTTTATTCTTAGGTAACACACTAAGTGGTGCAAGTCCTACTAACGATTTAACTATTACAATTAGTAGTGTTGATGGTGCAGGCGGTATTACAGGAATTACAGTAGCAGGTAGTGGTGCTACAGGAACAGCAAGTTACACACAACTTGGTGCACAAAACTTACCTAACTTTGGTGCAAATGCAACATTTAGTATTTTAAGAAACAACGGAGTATATGCTTCACCTACAATTGAAATCGACGGTGAGAGTTATGTTGTTGGCAACAAGATTCAAGTTTTAGGTTCACTACTAGGTGGTGTTGATGGCACTAACGATGCTGTTATTTCAATTACTGAAGTAGCAACCGACGGTAGTATTGTTAATACTACAATTTCAGGTACAGCAATTCAAGGTACAACTGTACAAACTTATTCAACTATTACTGTTTCAGAATTACACACAGCAAATATTGTAGCAAACACAACTATTGCGTTCGCGGCATTGGCTACTGTTGAAGTAACATTTAATACTGCACACGGTCTTGTTCCAGGTGATGCGTTTATTACTACAGTTGGTAGTGATGATGGAGTTAACAACCACACATTACTTGAAGGTCCATTCTTTGCACAGCAGGTTCCAACATCTCTCACATTAAGATATCAGTGTAGAGCACCAGGTGCAATTGGTGATGTTAATAACATTACTGCAACATTGTATCCAAGACCAGATTCGTTCTTTATTCATAGACCATATGACGGCGGTGTTATGCTAGGAACAGGTGGACCACAACACGGTGCACAAGCAATACGTCAAAGTAAAAAGTATATTAGATACCAATCAGGTAAAGGTATTATGTATACAACTGGTGCTTTGTTTGCACCATCATACGACTTATTAGAAGTTCATGCAGACGGTACATCAGCAGGTTCATTTATTACAGTAACCACAGATGATGTAGACCATGGTCTACAAATTGGTGGTAAGATTAAATTAATTGGTATTGAAACAAACGGTTACAACGGTGAATACGAAGTAGCAAGTATTGTAAGTGAACGAGTGTTTAGAGTTATTGCAACAACACTACTTGGTGGTGTCAATCCAGTACTAAGTGCAAGATCACAAGTATCACTACTTAACTGGCACGGTGCAACTGTACGTTCAGGTACATTTGATGATCAAAACGGTATCTTCCAAGAATATGACGGTGTTAACTTTAATGCTGTACAAAGAACTGCTACACTACAATTAGCAGGTACTGTGTCACTTGGTGTTGATAGCAACTTAGTCACAGGTACAGGTACTAGATTTAGAGATCAATTAAAAGCAGGTGATGTAATTGTTATTAAAGGTATGACACACGTTGTTTCGGGCGTAACAAATCAAACTACAATGACAGTTACTCCAGACTTCCGCGGTGTTACTCCTGCTAGTGGTGCAAAATTGTGTAAGGTTGAAGACAAGAAAACAAAACAAGCAGACTTTAACAAAGACACACTCGACGGTTTAGGATCCTCAGGTTATATCATGGACATCTCTAAGATGCAGATGATTGGTATACAGTATTCATGGTATGGTGCTGGATTTATTGATTGGATGTTAAGAGGTGACGATGGTAACTTTATTTTCTATCATAGAATGCGTAACTCAAACATTAACACAGAAGCATATATGCGTACAGGTAATATGCCGGTGCGTTATGAAGTAGGTAACTACGGACCTAGCGATAGACTAGCGGCTGATATTACAGCAACACAAACTACTATTCCGCTAATTGATGCTTCGTTCTTCCCTCCAACAGGTGGAACAGTTTATATTGATAACGAGATGATTAGATTTACAGGTGTTAACGGAGATACACTAACAGGCTGTACACGTTCAGCACCAATGAGTAACTATGCGGCAGGTGCAACTAGAACATACACAGCAGGTGTAGCGGCAACGCATACAGAACGTACTGGTGTAATTCTAATTAGTAATACTATTAGTCCAATTATTTCACACTGGGGTTCTGCATTCCAAACAGACGGTGGCTTTGACTCAGATCGTGGATACTTGTTCTCATATACTTCCACAGGTAACGAAATTAGTGGTACAAGAAATACTGTGTTTATATTAAGACTAGCACCAAGTGTATCGAACGCTATTACAGGTGACCTAGGTGAAAGAGAACTGCTAAACAGAGCACAGTTGCTACTTGAAGGTATTGAGATTACATCAGATGGTGTTGATCCAGCAAATAACGCAGACGTAGTAACAGGTGGTATCGTTGTTGAAGGAATTCTAAATCCACAAAACTATCCAACAGATCCAGGATCAGTTGGTTGGACAGGATTAACAGGGGCGGCCCAGGGTGGTCAGCCAAGTTTCGCACAGGTTGCACCAGGTGGTGGTGTTACATGGACCACAGGTGCTACACAGACTACTGGTACAGCAACTATTCAAGCGGCAATGACAGATACAGCGGCCGCATTGTATAACAGAAACAACACAAACTATCATTATGTTTCAACTGCTAATTGGGAAGCACTAGGTGGTAAAGTTGGTGTTGGTACAACAGTTACTGGATTATTCCCACAAGGTACTACAATCATTGAAGTTGTTAATGAATATTGGTACAGCAGATATAGATTTAGAACAAGCCAAAGAAACAATTCATTTGTTGCCGCTGGCGCAAACTATACATTTAGTTTTGGTGGTTCAACAAGTAACGCTTCTAAATTGCTATTTACAAAAGCATCTTGGGACGCACTAGGTGCTATTGCTGGTACTGAAGTTGACCCAGCAGATACTAAATTTCCACCAGGTACTTATGTAGCAAGTGTTAATATTGACGAATTTGGTGGAACTGAATACTACGAAGTTGGCTTTACACAGAGTTCGTCCACAACAATTAATCCAGGCGATACTGTATCGTTCTTATTTGGTCAACCACCTTATGCACAACCGGGTGAAACAGTATTTTCATTCATTGCAACACCGGGTGAATCATCACTACTTGATTTAAGTTCATTGAAAGAGTTAACTAATACTACACTAGGTGGTAGAGGTACATTCCCGAACGGTCCAGACGTGTTAGCAATTAACGTTTATAAAACGGGTGGTATATCCACACAAGCGAATATCATTCTACGTTGGTCAGAGGCACAAGCATAATTATAAAGGAACGTAATAGTTTAGTCTATTACCTACTTCTTGTAAAACAGTTTCTCTAGGTTGGATATTAAACGCAATAGTAATACGTGGTCTAGATTCGCTCCAATTACTTGTTCTATGTTCAACGCCTTTACTATTAGTAATAACTAATTGTCTATCTAAATTTTTAATGGTTACTTCGACATTGTCTGAACCTAATGTTCTATAATAAGTTTCGGATGGTTCGCAATCAACACCTACATATCCATGAAAACAGTTTTCATCATCGCCGTATTCGTGTCCATGCCAAGGCAATGTTTCGCCTTTATTAGGCCAAAAGTTTAGCCAACCAACAATCCAATATGATTGTTCTTTATCGTGATCAACATTGTTTTTAAAATATCCAGCAATACTTTCTTTTAATTCAAAAATTGGTGGCATAAGACTTGTAAACAAATTGTATTGTTGACTTACTGCCGTCGGCTTACTGGTGTGAGGAACGTGTTGCATACCTAATGGCATTACAATATCGTTCATAATTTGGTTGTTTAAAAATACAGATGAATGTTTAAGTAAGTTTAAATTACATTCAAGGTCTGTTTTATACACCTTGATCATTTGTAACTTCTTCTGTCGGTTGTGTTACTTGGCTATCACCAGGCATAATACGATAGTTGTCTTCGATAGAATCCGCAGTACTTACTTCTGATATAGAACTATTATCTTCTAGTGCTTCTAACTGATGTGGTTGTAATGGCGGATTGTGCCAAGTATCACCCGGATTTAAAATCTTTTCATATAAGGTTGCTGTAGTTGTATCAATCCAACGTAATTTAAAACTACCTTGATTAACGAACCATGTTTCATCTTTTTCTTTATGATAATGCATACTAAATTTATTGCCTTTTTTATTAAAGACCATAATTTTCCCGCAATATAAATCGTTAGTTGCCCAAATTAATTCGTAGCCCCAACCTTTGTCTACTTTACCACTATGCCTGGCCGCCATTTACATACTCCTCTATCGACATAAATTTATACTCTCCGATAGTATTACTTAACTTATCAATGTTTGCTTCTGTGAAATATTGATATTGTAGTTTTAATTTATCCGGCATCGGAATTTCTTCTACTTTAGCATCATACTTTTTAGCATATAAATTTGCTATTTCTAAAAAAGTTCTAGCCTTTCCTGTTCCGATATTCCAAACATCTGTTTGATCAACATCAATAAATTTTTCAATTATTTGGCATACATCTCCTACCCAAATAAAATCTCTATAAATTTTGTCACTTCCTTCAAACACTTTGATAACACCAGTTTCTTTTGCTTGTTTTTCAAACTTGTGAAACACACTCATTTGATCACCTTTATGTTCTTCCCCATGACCATAAACATTAAAGAATCTAAATCCTTGTACATTACAAGTGTATTCGGGAATTTCTAAAACGCTTCTATCAAACAAATACTTAGACCAACCATACGGTGACGTAGGAAGTTTTTTATCATTTTCTTTGATAGGTACGTTGCCGTTGATATTGCCATATTGATTTGCTGATGAAGCATACATTAGCGTAGTGCCAAACTTATCACATACTTGTAGCAAACGCATACTAAACTCGTAATTTTGTTCCCACACTTTATCAATATCTGTTTCAGTTGTGCTTGAAATAGCACCCATATGAATAATTCTATCGTATGGTGCTGGGTCAGGAACTTTGTTTGGTTGCCATTCCCACCCTTCTACTTCGTGTCCTTTGTAGTTTAAATACGAAGCAAGATTTTTTCCAATAAATCCTTCATGTCCTGTAACTAATATTCTCATGATAACATCTTCTCAATTGTTTTTGATGTGCTGTATCCTTCTACTATTGGAAAGATATCAACTTTAGCATATTCGTGACCAACTACTTCTTCGACTGTGTAATCGCCACCCTTTACAATAATATCTGGTTTGATTTGCAAAATGGTTTCTAATGGTGTGTCTTCATCAAACACAACTACTTCGTCAATAAACCCTAATTGTTCTAGTTGTTGCTTACGTGTAAACTCGTCGTTAATGGGTCTTAATTCGCCTTTTAAGCGTTTAACAGAGGCATCGCTATTAATGCCCACCACAAGACGTTTTCCAAGCGTGTGTGCGTGTCTAAGCAGTTTTAAATGGCCAGTATGCAGTATATCAAACACTCCGTTAGTCCATACTAAACCTCTATTTAGATCAGCACCTGTTACTACAGCAACACCACGTTTTTCTACAACTCGCGATGCGGCATAACAAGCCAATTCACAAGCATCAAACATATCCATTCCTGTTTCTAATCCGTATGCAATAACTGCCATTACTGTATCGCCAGCACCTGTAACATCTGCAACTTCGTGTACTTCTTCTTTATAATGATTATATTTTCCTGAAGTATGTAACACATGAATGCCGTTAGCACCATCAGTGACAACTAACCATTCCCAGTGAAATTCTTTTATTTTTAATAGTGCAATTTCTTTTCTAAATTTTCCAAACCATTGTTCATATTCTTTCATATTTGGTTTTACAAGAAATGCCCCTGTATAATACCCCGGTTCTTGTTTTGGATCTACAAGAACTTTTTTAGTTATTTTTAAAATTTTATCAATAGTATCTGCTCTAACAGTACCTTTATTATAATCACTAACACAAACAATATCATTTGCGTCTGTTGCGTTTTCTAATTTATTAATGGCATCTAGTTTAGCATATTGGTCTTCTCTATCCCAACGCATTAGATGTTGTCCTGTTTGGCCAACAAGTCTTGTTTTAGTTGTTGTTGTAATTGTATCGCTCGTTATGTTTGCAGATACTTTAGAGTCTTTTAATAATTCTAAAACTTTGTAGCCTTCTTTGTCTTGGCCAACTACACCAAACAAATCTACATCACCATTAATTGATGCAATATTAAGTGCTAGGTTGCCAGCACCACCAATGCTATATTTTTGATTAGATTCTTTTAAAACTGGAACTGGTGATTCAGGACTAATTCTGTCAACTGTACCTTCGATCCAACGATCTAACATTATATCGCCATAAACTTTAACCATCTTACTTCTCTATTAATGAAACTAATTGGAATACTGTTTGTAATTTTAACAGATTTTGTTTGTTTTGTAAAGTGTTTCGGAGACCTTGATGTAAAGGTTTAGGCCAGTTATTAAAACTAACCCAAGAATACCCGTTGTGTTCGTGATTAAGTTTTGGTAAAAACTCGTCTTTGACTACACACAAATAAGTATGAAAACTAAATTTTTCATCGTTACTAATAAAAGTTTCTAAAGGTATGCTCTTAACAATATCTGGAACCATACCAATTTCTTCTTCTATTTCACGTAGTAATGCTTTATATGGAATTTCTTCACTTTCATTTCGTCCACCAACAAGACCCCAAACATTGTTTTGTTTGGATTGTGTTCTATGTAAGAATAGAAATCTTTGGGTGTTTAATGTATAGAAGAGAGCACCACTACATATAATATTTTCTTTCATACAAGTAGTTATGCTAGAATACTAGGCGCCAAGTGCCTTTTTGATATTCGCCTTCAAAGGATAAGGACCAATCTGTTCCGTCCCATTTATATTGGACACCTGTATTTAAATTGGTTGTATATGTAAGGCCGTTTGATGCATCGTTTTCACTAGCATCGAATACAATTTGCCATTCAGTACCACTCCATTCGATAATGTCGTTTTCATCAGCAATAAAGTCTGTACCATCAGTAGCCTTCCATGCATCAGGACCGTCTGCATTACCACTGTCGCCGATAGCATTTAGTAATAATATTCTAGCCCCAGGAACTTTAATATTTGTTGGATTTGTTTTTTGTGGATCGATAATAGCATTAACTGTACCTGAATCTCCATTAGGGCCAGTAAGTACTGTGTTTGATGGAATAGTATCAGTATCCCAGTTTACAATAATTTGTGTTTCGTCTAATGTATTAATAGCAAATGTACCAACAATAGGTGAACCAAAGTCTAATCTATCAAGTTCAATTCTGCTTAAACTTGCTACGTATTCACCAGGTGTTTGATCAATTACGTCACGCCAACTAATATTACCTTGAACTCCGTTTTTGCCTAGTTGTACAATATTATTCATTACAATAGCATCATAGGCATAGTATTCATTAATTACAGTAGTTGAGTCAACTCTACTTGTATTATTTTTACCATCGGACTTCATAGTAGTGTCGTATGCATCGTTATACGCTTGAAGTTCTGGACGTGAATCACCTAAGTTAATAGTACCTCTTGATTCGTCAAATACACTCATTACAATACTAGTAATAACA